AAGTTATCAATATAAGGTTGACCAGTTCCCATAAGAACTTGAGTAGTACCAGAACTGTGTATTCCTGGTGCCTCTGTCGGCATTGTAAGTGAGGCAGCATTAGAATATACACTTGCCCCTGTTACCGCTCTCATTCCAAAATAGTCAGCAAATGCTTGGAAATATCCTGAAGTATAGTTACCGTGTTGACCAATAACCCATGTACCAAGATCTGTTGAGTTTTCAGAAAATGATTGTGATTTAACATCTACCCCATCAACATAGATTTTAACATTGTTGTTATATCTGTCAATAACAACCCAATGCCATTCGCCATCATTAATTACTTGTCCGGTGGTTTGTGCAACATCCACACTACCTGATGTAAATGCAATGTTTATTCTACCGCTAACATATTTAAACGCATTGAATGCTGAATTACCAGTTGGATAGTTACAAAAGAAGATTCCTTCAGTAGTTTGAGTTGTTCTAATCCACGTTTCGTATGTAAAGTCACCAGTAAATGCAAATGATGCCTCTGTATCAATAGCATAATCATTTGTAGTGGTTGAGATACAATATCCCTTGGATTCATCTTTATAAGGTGAGAATGAACCAGCGTCTATTGTACCAGTTTCTGTTACTGCTGTTTCTGTCTGAGAAGCATTGAGATATGTTATTCTATTAGTATTAGCAAGAGTATTTCCTGTTGCCTTTACACCAATCATAGTATCAGAAGAACTATCAACGATTGAAGAAAATGCTAGAGTGAAAGTATTTGTGCCAGTGCCAAATGCTATTCCGTCTGATGCCTTGAATGTAAGTGTAGCACTACCATCAAATCCTAGTGCTGTTGCTGAATCCTCAGACCTTGGTGTAATAGTGAATACAGATGAATCTTGACTCACTGTTGCAAGTTTAAAGAAGTCACCACCAGATTCTACACTTAGTACAAGGGATGCATCAGCATTATCAGAATCAACGGCAGTAACGGTAACTGTCTGTGCTACACCTTCAGCAGATAATGCAATAGTTCCTGAAGGACTGAGAGTTAACGACGGAGTTGCATTAATGAGTGCAACATTATACCAACCAGAACCATTGGAAATATACATCCTTTGATTGCCAGAAACGTATGCTTGATCACCAACAGACAAACTAGATGTGGGAAGAGAATCAAGAGTACTGTAAACGGTCATTCCAGAAGCAGATGCAATTGTTGTGACCTGCGCAGAATCTAATGCTGGTGACCCAAATAACAAAGACTCATTACCAACATTTTTTGATTCTGTTGCCCCAAGCATTCTTGCTATGTCTCTGTTTCTGGTCATTGTCCAATACCTTTTTCTGCATAGTAATCTCTAAATGCTTTCAAAGGTTTTAATTTCTTTTTAGACCTTCGATCTAAGAACTTAGATGGTCCCATGGAAGTTTGAGCAGGATTGGGTATAGAAGCAGTTGTTGTATCTTCTTTTGCTTCTTTAGGTTTATCATGCGTATAACCCATCTTGTCCATACGTACATGATCTTCAGGTTTTTCTGCTTTGTAACCTTTACCTGTTTTTGGATCGTACATCATATGCGGTTTAAACTTTTTCATTTGTAAATCTCGCTGATTGTGAAATAGATTTTTTGATTAGTTTTTATATGAGTGCCTTCGTAAATGTCCAAACCAAATACATCACCAACAGGATACGAATCTTCCCTTACCTTGATTTTATCTTTTGCATAACATAATTCTTCATAGGACGAATTTAATATTTTATTTTCACGAATAGAATATACTCCAGGAGATAGTTGCTTATCATTTAAAACGAACCACTCGTTACTTTCATTCAAAATATCTAAAACATCAACATCAAACTTTTCACATATCTGCGAAAGGTTTTCATCATTCATCCCATATTTTTCTTTTATGAGGAATAGAGCGGCAGCGAAACTTCCCAACTTAGACCCGCCTCCAGGAACTTTTTGTAACAACCGCTTAATGTTAGCAGCGAGGCGAATAAAAGGAGTATATGCAGATTTTTTTTCATCATCGTCAAGTTTTACAGTCTTGTCTCTTTTACCGTTTTCATCAATAATACCGAGTTTGTATGCGTCCCAACTTTCCCACTTCATTACCAACATTCGAATAAATCGGAAGGTGTATGCAAGATCTGCCGCTCTTTTTAATATTCCCATTATATTTTCCTTAACACCTCTACGACTTTTTGGTCCATTTCGATCCCTGTCAACTGATCATTTCTTATATATTTTAAAAAGACTAAAAATGGTTTTATCGTTGACCAATGCTCTTTATCTAATTTTACTTGTAACATATTTAATGCTGCTTCTGCACCAAACACATTAAATATAACAATAAGATGATTTAAAATCAAGCGTTCGGAAAGTTTATCATTTTCGATATACCTATTCACCAAACGCTTGATATATTTAAATCTTTTCAAATCCTCGTGAAATTCTTCTATATCCGAAAAGGTTGGATTATAGTAGTGTCGTGAGGCATATAGCAAAATATTCTTTTCATTTAGTTCCATAATGATATGTATAAACTATTCAAACATCACTTCTTTCAATTCCTTGACCAATACTGATTTAGTTTTACGACGATCTAATTCAATATTATATTCACGACCAAGTTCTTCAAGTTCTTCTTTATTCATACCGTCTAGATCATCTTCTGTCCAGTATTCATCCTCATCCAGTTCGATCATCACTTCATCTATAAACTCTTCTTCTGTTGTAGGAGATTCAGTCAATGAAACAGGATTGATTGTTATTTCAATTGGTTCTGGTGGAGCAGATGTGATAACTTCACCGAGATACTCACCAATCTGTTGTTCAGATAGTTTTTGTGCCTTTAACAACTCACCAGTACGAGGGTGCGTCCACCCACGAGGGGTGGGGATAGCATCCTTTTGATAATTTGGAGGACTGATTGCCATATTATTTGCCTTTCATATTTTCGTATGCTTCCATAGTCTTTTTGATAGGGTTGCGAACACCTTGATCACCAGAACGTACAGCATCGCCACTACTACGACCACCTGCCGCTTTAGTTACTTTTCCTGCCTTTGATGCATCGTCATGACCCTTTTCTTCGGTATCATCTACTTCAGGATTCTTAGCAGGTGCCATCATATCCTTAGCACCCTTGCCTGATAAAGCATCTTCAGGTTTTTCTGCCTTTGCTGCATTAGGGTTGTTTTTTTCATTCAGGAATGAAGTCAGTCTCATGCGGATTGATGCTTTTTCTTCAATAGAAGAAAGAGTGCTACCAAGCAAACCATTTTTAGAAAAACTGTCAAGTGCCTTTTGTAGGACTTTCTTATCCATTTTCTTGATAGGAACTTGAGTAGAACCTTTGCCTGAGAATAAAGCAACGTGATTGCCCTGCTTATCCTTTACGACTTTAACCTGAGCTCCACCTTTACCCTTCATCACAGCAACTTCTTTATAGTCAGATGCTTTTGCTTCCATTTTAGGATTCATTTCAACTTCGTCTTTTTCACCGTCTGAATCACCGTTCTTCTTTTTCTTTTTCTTTTTATCTTCTTCATCACCGTTGTCATCGTTACCGTTATCGTCGTCGTTGCCGTTTTCTTCTTCATCATCTTCATCGAGAGATTTAGAAACTGCTTTACGACGCTTATGTAAATATTCATCAGATGAATCAACATCGCCATCATTATCGATGTCTTTGTCTTTACGATTCTTGAACTTTTTCTTTACTGCTTTCGGTTGCACCTTATCAAGACCGTCACCATCGTCTGACTTATCGTTGGTGTTATCTTCTTTTTGCAATGCTTCATCGACATCATATTCTTTACCGCCGATAGTAAAGGTTTTGTCACCATTTTTCTTTGCCATCTTAGCAGCATAGATATAGTTATTTTCTTTTTGTTTTTCTTTTGCTTCTTGGATCTCTTGATATGCTCGACCCATAGCTTCAACTAATTGTTTGGACATTTTATTCTCCTATTACATCCACATATGGGCAACATACGTCCCAACGGCTGCGACTACAGCCGCATATACTATTTTATTTATAAGATTCACTGTACGTGCATTATCATCAACTTTTTTCTCTATATCATCTAATTTCATTGACAAGCGATTTAGTCGTTCATACATTCTATTGTGATCATCGTTCAAGGCATTAATCTTTTCTTCTGCTCTTGCCATAGAAACCATGGCATCAGTTAATCTGTCGAGTTTTTCCTCGATTCTATCCAACCGTGCTGCGGTTAAATCAGCCATTACCTTACCCTGATCTTATTGGTTTCTGTGTTGACGAATTCAAGTATTCTATAATCTGCATCCACTACCACTTCCATTTTACGACATGATAATATCAAAGTACTCTTATGCTCTTTTGATTTACCACCACGAATGTTTCTTTCGATAGTTCTTTTGGCTTTCATACACTCGCCCAAACTATCCCTTACAGTATATTCTTTGAGTCCAATCGGATCGCCAAAAAACATTAATAATATGATAAACTCCCCTACAATCATATCTAGTGTCCTTCATGTTTATTTGCAGATGGCAATGAAATTTGACTATTTGAATGAATCAGATCCATAATGTCGTTTCTGGTCTTTTCGTGTGTCGCTTCCAACTGCTCAATTCTTTGTAACATAAACTCGATCTGCAGTTTTTGTTGTTGATCGAATGGTGCTTGACCACCCTCTATTTCGTCTGTTAATTTTTCCAGTTCGGTTGCAACGTGTTCAATCAACATAAACTGCTCACTGTCCGCAGGTAGTGAACCCATTTCTCCTCGCGGCCATTTAATGCGAAACTCTGTATTCATTTCGAGATCAGACTTCATCATAGTGATGTTTGTCTCGAGTGTGTTTAATCTTTCTACGATACCAAAGTATGCCCATGTCGCAAGCGATGCGCCAGCAATCATACTGATGATATTGCGTAGCGGCAATGCTACTTCGGTGTTTTCATTTAACTTAGCAGCCATTTATTCTACCACTTTTCTTTATCTGCCCAATATGCTGCGGACATTTTACCTTTTTTAATGTTCTTTGCGTGACGTGCTTTGAATGATGCACGTTTCTTTTTCATCTTATCAGACTCACCCTTTTTAGGATCACCTGCTGTAGAAGCACCTTGCTCACCAAAACGAATAGTCTTAATTTTGTCACCATCTTTAGCAACAACAATATGACTCTTTTTTGGATGATCAGGTGTTCTCTTCGCTTTATTAAAACCTGACACTCCTGCTTTTTTTAAACGAGGATCTTTTTCTTCATTCTGTCCAGGAGTTATCTGTTTCATTTTCTTTACAGAAGCATCAGAACCATAGTCAAGAGTATATTCTTTGAACCTTTTCATGATTCTTCTTTGCCCTGTGCTTTATCTCTATAGGTTTTTTTAACGTCATGATCTGTCATTCGACTTACTGACTTTATCATAGAAGGTTGTTTGACGAGTTTACGAAGATGTGCCTTTACTTGAGACGGAGAGTTGCCATCCATATAGACCTTCGGTAAACCTTCGATGTCTACTTCAAACTTCATTGCTTCATAAAACCCCTTGAAAGTTTTCATTTACCCATGCTCTTTACTTTTTTCTTACGATTGAACCCCTTAGTATCACCACGATCCATCATACCTTGTACATCTGCACCAGGATCATCTTTACCATGATATCCTGCTGCCTTACCAGGAGCAACTTTCTTAATTTTACCACCACGCTTTTTGAAAGCATCCATAGCACGTTTCATTGCTGCGGAATCCATTTTCTTACCTTCAGCAGTTACAGGAGGTTTTTTCTTCAAATCTTTTGCTCTTTGAATAGTTTCCTGATCCGATTTTTTCTTAGCAATTTTATCTAATTTCTTTGTAGCATTTGCTGCTCGTTGTTTTTGAGTAAATCCAAATGCAGATTTACCAGCAGCTTTAGCTTGTGAAATTTTATCTTTTTGGTCTTGTTTAGTTTTATGTTTATCAATTTTCTTTTGAGCAATTTTAGCACGACCACTGGTTGTTAGTCTATTAACAACCGCACCACCTGCTGCTTTGGCAGTCTTTTTAACTAGATTACCAATAATGCCTTCTTTAAATGCCTTTTTAGTTAGATCTTTATGAATAGCAGCAAACATGTTGCCATCCATTGCTCGTTTTAATTCTAATACTTTACCGCCAATTTCTTTTGCTTTCTTTTGTGCTTCTGCTTTCGTTGTGAACATGAAAAGTTTTTGTGCCTCGTCAAGTTCATTTGCTTCATCGACTTTTTGCATCCAATTCTCACCATTTGGATCTTTTGAGTCGTACATGCACTTCCCTTCAGTTGGCATACCAAACTTATCACCACAATTTTTACAGACCATGCCTTCGCAATCTGCTTCTGTTCTTTCTTTAACAGATTTTTCTTTTTCCTTTTTAGCGATAGCGATTGCCGCTTGTTGTGCAGGGTTTGCTGCTTTACCTTCAGCAAGTTCTGATCTTAGTTCATCAAAGGTTTTCATTTTTTGCTCGTTTTGACGTTTAAGAACTGCAGCAACTTGTGGATGTGATGACAATCCCTTTTTGATTTTTTCGATTGCTTTGACTGCGCCAGTCATATTGCCACCAGCATATCTTTTATCTGATGCTACACCGATCGCCATTTTAATATCTTTAGGACTATATTTCATTTTATCCTCTTACCTTTGCTGCTAAATCTTTGTCTGCTTTACCCCAAGTGCCTGAGGACTTAGTTACGAATGAATTAACACGCGCCATTCCCCACTGCTGTGGTGTAGTTCCTGGACGATGACCAGTTTTCCATGCCGCCATGCCGCGATTATAAACCTTTTTCAAGATGCCGAGAGGCATACCTGACTTTTCTGCCTTCTTCTTTAATCCTTCAGTGTTTTCGTTAAACTGACTGAATTTAATCATGACGTTTCCCTGTTTTTCTTTTGAACATCGCGCAGGCGTGCACGATCTAACATTCTATCATGGCGTTTATCTGCTGCTGCCTTTTGACGTGCAATACGTTTTTTTGCCATATCAACTCTATCTTGTTCACCAAACATCTGTTTGAATTTTTTAGTATGTTTACTTGGTTTTGTTTTCGCTGTAGCATCACCAGGAGCAGGTTTATATGCAGCAGGATCATCATCATCCATTTTTGCTTGCTTTTTAAACTGAGCATCTCTTCTTTGCTTCGTAGATTTTTTTAATCCCTTATGGTACTGCGCAGGTTGTGAACCTTTTTTATCACCGATGTCTGGGTCTTCCCTACCTTCACTCAGTTTAACAAAATCATGCACTTCATATTCAATTTCATCATTTGGATTAACCTTTTCAACATCAGTCAACCATTTTCTATAAACCTCACCCTTTGACTCCACTATAACATAGTTTGCACCAAGGTGTTTAATTTCAGCAACTATTCCTTGACCTTTAATCACAACTTCGTCACCTATATCAAATAATTTACCATCCATATATGATTCGCGAATATCAGAAACAGGTTCTAATTGAATTCTATTTTTAAAATTCGTTTGTTCGCTGAGACCCATGCCTGAACGAACTGAATTATAAATTTTCTTAGCATCAGCATTCTTGACTGCTTTCGGTAAACCCTGAGAGAAAGTAGAAAAGTCATTATCTTTTGCAGCAGCACGCATCTTACTTGCACTCATACCTGCTGCGCCATCTGCATCAGGATCACGATCTCCAGCAGATATAATAGTAATTTTTTCAAAGTTGTAGAAACCGTGTCTACCTTTAACACCATTATATTTTTTGATTCTTGTATCAAACTCACGAATTCTATCAGAACCAACTACACCTACAATGTTTTTGAAACCACTTTCATATAGTTTACTAGCAACTTCTAGAAGATTTTTTGCACCTCTATCAACCAATATATTACGAGCATGCCGAGGAAACATCTTCCGAGCAATCTTTACTTTTTCTTTGTACGCCAAAGGATTCTTATCTGCATCTTGAGACTGAGATAAATAAATTTTATATGGGTTAGACCCTGCTGCTTTTGATATTGCATCAAGCAGTTTTTCATGACCAATAGTAGGAGGATTCATTCTACCAAAGGTAAAATAAACGGTCTTCTCTTCTTCTACAAGATAATTTTTAAACGAATTAATTGCCACTCTTTGCACGCTTTCTTTCAATTTCTTTTTTTCTAACATCTTTAAATGTACGTTTTGCAATCATTGCAATTTTACGTTTCATTGTAGGAGAACCGAGTCTTTTCTCAAGTTCTTGCCTCCTTGAGAAAGATAGTTCACCTTTATCGATGCCTTTGGTGAGTTTTTTGAAAATGTTTGTGCGTGCTTGACGAAGTGCTCTTTTTTCAAGAGTGTCTTTAGTTGCTGTTCTTCTTTCAGCTTTTTTACGACCAAGAGCAATTTTATGCTTGATCTTTTTCATCATCCGACCACGTTGAATACGTTGTGCGGTGGTAAGTGCTTCTGCTTGAAGCGCATTGAATTCTTTGAATGACATCTTTGCCATCGGTCTACCTTCCTGGTTTATCCCATCCCTTTAATATATCGGGTGAAAAGTTGGCATATGAGAATTCCATACGGTCAACAATTTTCACTGCATCACCACCAAGTCTATCAATTGCCACATAACCTTCTTCCCCAGTTACCTTGAAACCTTTAGTGGTTTTCAAGAAGGTGTCGACTTTTGATAGTTTATTAAGACTATTTATAAGTTTCAGTTTCGCTAATACGATTTTCTTTTGTAGGTCAAACATAGAGATTAAAGAACGTTTATTTCCTGCTGAGAAAAATGCAAGGAGGTCATCAAGTTTCTTTTGTTGAGTCGCCTTACCTTTATCAGACTTTCTTTTTTCTATTTCTTTTTTAAATTTAGTATTGATCCAACGAACGAGACCATTCGTGTGAGACCTAGTGTTACCAATGATTGACCCTTGACGTACAAACGTGTTGTTGTATTGCTCAATGAGTTGGGCAAGTTCTTGATTCGCTTCAAGTGCTCTAAGAGTTGTTCCACTAATTTTATTGAACAGTTTACCTGCTTCTGAAAGAAGTGCATTAACTTCATCTGTTTCCTCCTTTGACATAGTTACTTTTGTCAAATCGCGTAACATTGCATCTTGAGACCATACTTTGCTTGATTTCTTTAATTTGCTGACATCTACACCATATGATGCTTTTAGAGATTCAAATGACGTGCCTGTATACGTGGTGTGCCAGACGATACCGATTTCTGCTTTTTTAACTTCTTTGGCAGCATCTTGGTCAGCAGGTATCGCATATACAATCGTATTCGGATGAAACGTGACATAAGACTCTCCCTTAATTTTTTCGGTCTTTACATCAGGAGATGAGAATAAAAAATCTCCCTGAATGATACCTTTTATCCCTATTGAAGGAAGGTGCTGAAGAGCAAGTTTAAGTTTGTCAGCAAGATCGCCACTAGTGTCAGCATCGATATCCTCGTCAGTTTTATATACCTTCGGCGACTTTGCAAAGATCCCTTTCTTAGCAACGAAGAATTTCCCGTCACGAGGATCAGTCCCAGCAAAGATAGCAGGAGCACCGTCCCACTTAACACTAACTCTACCATCTTTCACGCCTCCAAGCATATCGCGCAATGACCTCAATGCATTGATCGCTTCTCTAGTTCCGTTTACACCCCCATAGAGAACCTTGTCCTCGATATGGGTCATGTGAGTATTTTTTTGTTCTGTTATGAATTCGTTAAAATCTCTCATCTGCCTTTTACCAATATTAAGTCAAAAGTTCCTGATACACCAGCATCAGCACCAGTAAGTTTACATTGTAACTTTATGTCGGTCTTTTCAGGAAACTTTAATGGAATGGGATAGTGCTTTTCTATAAAATTAGTCTGCATAGTTAAGAAGTCTCTTGTTCTGAAAGAACCACCATGTTCTCTTACATAAAGTCTAAACTCACCATCTTTATCCTTTGATTGAATTCCAACACTTAACTGAAGAAGATATGCAGTATGACCTTTTGGAACTGTATAAATGTTTTGCATAGTTTGTTGATGGGCAACTTCAATGCGTGCAGTATTCACACTATTGAGTTGTATACGCATGACTGCTTCGGTTGGAGTATCGTTTGAAACAAAGGCACGGTTGATTCTAAGAAACTGTTTTGTTCCAGTGGCATTACCCGAACCATCAATTAATAACACTTCTTCAATTTCATTATAATCTATGTCCAGTCCTTGAATGGTGATTTCAGAACCAGCATTTGCTAAATTACTAGCGATAGTGGCAACATGACCTGCTGTAGCAAAAGTAATCTGACCACCCTGTGCCCAAATATCCTCATAATTATTACTAGCATCAGGATTATATCCAAACTTATGAACATGCCTATGATTTACTGCACGACCAGATGCGATATTAATTGCGTCATTGTCTATGTACTGATTAACTGGCATTATTTTACCTTTAAGTGTACTGCTGAATCGGGAGAGGCAGAAGAGGCATATCTAAACATCAATGATAAGAATGCTTGTTCTTTACCTTTAATATTATTGAAAAGTGTTGTTACAAGATATTTTGAGACACACCAATTATCGTCTTTACCTTCTGCTGCTTTTAAGAACTCATCGTTTTTCATTGCTTTGTTTGGTGACTTATTATATGCTTCGTACCACTTTGCCATAAACTTATCTCTATCCCTACGGAACATCGCCACCAAAGTTTTTTGATCTTCGATAGAATTAGCACCTGCTTGGATCATCATCTTGCCCATCAAAGAAGCACTACCAGAACCACCAGAAACTTTACCGTGTTTTGCCTTACCACCAATGATTTCTGCTTGGAAAGTTGGGAAGGTTCTGAACTGAATCTCACCACCTTTGAAGTTTAGGTATCCATCCTTTGCTTTCCAATAATCTCGTTTTCCGAATGAAACATTGGTAAACACTGGAGACTTGAAAGGTTTTTTATAATTGACTTGAACAATCTTTGCTTTACCCACTATTTTTTTGAGTGATATACCCATGACATCACGAGCAGCATATGCTTTGAGGAGCATCTGATTTAGTGAGGACAAAGTTTTACAACTATCCCAGTCGTACACTGCAGAGTCGGTTGCTTGAACCCAAATATCAGCAGGGGTCCATTTATTAATATTATTGAATGGGCGACCAGCGGCAGTGTTCAATGTCTTGAAACGTTCTTCCATATCAGACTGAACACCAGTGCCACGATACCACTTATAGGTTCTACGACCTATTCCTCGCTTGAGTATTTTTGCTCCAAGAATTGAAGATACTCTCCATTCCTCTGATAAGTTCATAATATCATCGAATGGTGTATCTACTTCAACTTTTGTATATGCTGCCTTTAATTCTGCTTCGGTCCAAAGCGTTTTAGGATTATCCCAAAGGCACTGAGCATAAACGCACTGAGCAGATTCTGCGGCAGCAGTTTGTGCTGCACCAGCACCAGAACCTGAAGTCCCTCCACCAAATTCTTTTGATTTGAGTATGTCATTGAAACTGATTTCTCTGCCAGTGGTGAGTGCAAACTTAAATCCACGTGGTTGCTTTCCTGCTTTTATCACTGCTTCTAGTTCTGTATTTTTAGCAATCATTCCAGAAGAACCGTCAGTCAGTTCAAATGGATCACCATTGCTATACTTTTGCATAAAGAGTTTGATTCTCCAATCATACTTGTTGATTTCACCAAGAGTCAAACTTCCTTCAGATATAAAAGAAACTAGAGATTTCATTTTTTTGCCTTTTTAGATTCGTTTATATTATATTACCCTATTTATATGTTTAAGTAAACAAAAAAAACACCCCGAAGGGTGCTTTTCTTGGCATTGTAGAGATCTTAAAATCGTCCTAAGAACTGGGCGATTCGCCCAACGAATGGTAGGAGTGCCATTGCCATCAATAGATTGACACCAGTATGTGCCATTGCTATTCGTAAAGTATCGCCCTTCGGCATACCATCCGAGACAAGCAAACCTGCCAACCAGATAGTTCCGGTCGTTCCTATGTTAGCACCTAAAACTGCGGCAATAGCAGCAGGTAATGGTATCGCTCCTGATGCGACAAGAGCAATAATTGCAGTCGTTGATAGAGATGATGATTGCCAGAGTAGAGTCATAATGATACCACCAGCAAACATATAGAATACATTACCAGTGAACCAAGCGAGGTGTTCCATGTTGCCCATAGACTTCATGCCACCTGAAAATGTTTTGAGACCAATGTAGAAAATAACAAGTCCTACAAGTGCGGTCATTACGGGATTTCCTAGATCCATTTTTTTTACCTTCTTAAAAAGTTTAATACTATGTTCTTTGAGTTTCAGAGTTTTTTCTCTCATCTTGCTTTAGTCTCCATTTCATTGCACGCATACGATTCTTCTCTTGCCATTTGGGGTCATACTGTTCAAACCCTTCGATCTTATTTTGTTGTGCCCATGCGGCAATCATTTCAGGTTTATGTGCTTTCATCAATTTAACCTATCAATCAGTTTCTGTGATTCTTTTGGATTTTCGATTAGATGCCTTTTCGCTTCATGCAAACGTGATAGTCTTTTTTTACTAGCACGATCTGTACGTCTTGCTTTTTCTAAATGTGCAATTTCAGCATTTACAACATCTAATCCAAGAGACATTGCACGAACGTCTCTTTCTACACTTCTCATACTCATTTATTAAACCTCAAACTATATGTGCGACCATTGTGAGTAAAAGTAACAGTGCTATGGGAATAGACTTCTTTATATTCTTCTTCATAACGTGTTTCCATTCTACACTGGTTGCCTTTGTTGTTTTCTGTATTTACAGCACCACCAAGAATGGCACCCAAAGCACCACCACCGTTTTCACCAGGAATATTGTTACCAATAATTCCACCAATGATAGCACCTTCTAAAAAGTTATTTAGGTTAGATTTACCATTGCCTTGCGTACAAACCTGAATGGTGTATGGAGTTTGAACCACAACTTGTTTGTAGTGATCCTGAGTGGTTTCGGCAATGGCAGGAGTTGCTGCCATTACCATGATTGTTGCGATTACCTTTTTCATTATGATACCTCCGCATATTCTACTGCCTTTTCTAAGGCATTTACTTTACGAACTTGGTTGCCACCGAACCACTGTGAGTACAAACGATTGTCTTCGTTGTTACCCTGTAAGTGATCAGTCACATAAGTGACTGCATTAAATGCCTGCCACCAAGAACCCTCAGCATACTTTGCTCCTGGTTGTACCTCAAGAACATCATATGCTCCACGTGCATTACGAGATAGTGTATCAAGTGACAATTCTTTACCCTGTACACGTTTGTCTGCAGTACGTGGGAAAACAGTATTGAAAAACTCAATAACGTTGTCTTGAGAATATCTCTTTGAACCGAGGAACTGTGCCATCTCTTTGTATGTTTGCAGTTTTTCGGTAGCAATACCAAGTTGCTCTTTGACCATTGAAGGATCAAACTCAGCACGGTGACCAACACGAACAGAACGTTCGGCACGTTGCTCTAGCGATAGAGTCAATGTATTATTACATACAACGCGAATAGGAGTAAAACGAATATCAATCGTCTTACCATACTGATGTGGGTTTGAGAACAGAAGATAGGAATCAACCTGATCACCCTTGAACAACTCAAACGAGTCCTTGACTTTAGCAAGTGCCCAGATCATTCGTCCATCACGAAGTGAACCAGCAGTGTGCATTTCCATATCACCCTGCATTACATACTCTGAAAAGAATTCAAACGCTGTATCGTTTTGAACAGGTTTCCAGTTCTCACCAACGTTGGTTAGGATCTTACCGTCAGTTTCACGGACAAGAGATTTTAAACCTGTTGGCATTTTTTTACCATCAAATTCTACGAATGATTCGACTTCGCGAACACCCCAATCAAGACCTGCTTTTTGTTGCATCTGAGCAGGTGTCAGATCATTTGATACAGGAACTCCAAGACCGTGCCATGGAACTTCTCCTGCGTATGCCATTGTTTCAACTAAATGTGCCATTTTCTTTTCCTTACATCATCAACGAATAAACTAAAATAAAAGTGAAGAACACAGTCATCACTACTGCAAACAACATTTCCATACTGTTCGGCATTATACAAACTCCTTCTTATTAAGATGAAATGATTTATAGACTTTATATGCATCCATAACTCGTGAGATTTCATCAAATCCGTTATCAAGCATCACAACTAGAGTTTCAACGGTTTGACCATAAAACTCAGCACGTCTTTCCAAAATATTCATTGCACCTTTGATTTTCATTTTTAACTCCTCAATCAAAACTTTCTACCCTTATATTATATCATACTTTGCAGGAATAGTAAAGCTTTTTTTTTAATTAATTTCATTTTTTTTTATATTTCCCAATCCACATAAGGTGTGGTGCCCTTTATGGTTTTACGATAGTGATTTACCGCATTTTTTACGCGATTGGGATACTGACCCAAGTAAGTACCAGATTCTAGATCATCAATGGTAACGAGGTGTTTATGCACGTGCTCAAGTTTATCGTAATTATGCCTGATATATTTTGCAAGTTTATCAAACTCCATATCAGAGATGAGAGGTGTATCCTCAACATAATACGCATAAGCACTCATCAAATATCTAGCGATTGGGTGTTTCATGATTTTCCAATAAATCTAAAATTCTATTTGCTTGAGTCATCAGAAGTTTTTCATATACCCCAGTCCCGTCTTGAAACTTGGGGTTATATTCAACTGATTCTTTTGCCGTGCGAGCAAGAAATTCAGCAGCGACTTTCAGTTCGCCATATTTAAAAGCATAGTCTTTCATTTATGCACTCCCTATCAATCCAATTTTACCCAAGTCAACTTTTTCAAAAATAATTTCGAGTAGACCGATACGATCCAAGCATTCTGCTGATGGGTTCGTATTTTCGCATAGACGAGTATACTCGTTCTGGTATGCGATGAGTTTGCCCATAGTCATTGATGACATCATGTGTTCTGCTTTTTTCATAATTATGCTCCCAATCTTTCAAAACCAAAATCTTTAACTACATAACACTCACAATACACGTTGCTGATAACATCACCAACTGAGATTGAATGCATGCGATTTAAACGCTCGATCTTTTCTTCTGGACCGATGTTACCGATCTGGAATACTTCATCAAGATCATCTGCTTCGATAGTACAGACTTCATCATAAGCAGTCAAGAAAAACAACTTATCGACTTTACCGAAGAATCTAGCATCCATTGCTTCTTTTTCAGATTTACGATCTTTACGAATTTGGTGAACTGTATATTTCATTTTTTCTCTCTCTTTAGTTTACCTATATATTATATCATACTTTTAGCAGGAAGTAAAGAAAAAAAACAATTAAAATGAAAAAAAATGAAAAAAAATTTATTACTGGAACACGGAGAGGGTTAGGATCTGCTCTTGCTGACTACTATGGGAACTGCAGTTCTCTTGAAGAATGTGAAGTGTTTATCAACTGCAAACACGATGGATTCAAACAGGTAGAACTGTTGTATGAAGCAGCAGAACTTGGAAAAAGAATTATTAACATAGGATCAAACTCGCCTGATCAAGATAAGGATAAACCCCATATATACCAAATAGAAAAGTTTGCTCTTGATAAAGCGAATGAGCAACTGTTCTATCAAGGTATAAATACAACTATAATCAGATTCGGATATTTTGACTCTCCAAGAGTACAAGATATTGATGCTAAGAAGATGGACATAGATTATTGTTGTTCAGTTATAAATTGGGTTTTGAACCAACCCCATAGAGTCAAAGATATTACAGTATGCCCATAAACATAGATAAAATTTTGATGGAACTTGATTCTGTAGATGAGTTCCAAAAACACGATCAAGTTATGTTACAAACGAAACAAGGTTGTACTGATCCACTATATGGAACAGGGTCGCTTCTACAAGACCATGATGGTACTATGGAAGAAAGAGTAAAATTAGTAAGAGAAATAGAAAAAGAGTTTGTTGTTCCTATGTTTAGTGGATTGGTTTATACAAATTCTGTCCTAGAAGAACTGGGAATGTATAGGTCAAGAGTAATGGTTATGAAAGCAAAAGAATGCTATTCTTATCACGTTGATCCAACTCCTAGAATACACATACCATTGATAACTAATCCAGATTGTTTTTTTGTTATTGAAGATGAAGTGAAAAGGATACCAGCGGATGGTAATCACTATTATGTTGATACAACAAAAAAACATACATTTGTTAATGCATCATTTGAAAAAAGAATACACATAGTTGGTTGCACAGGAGAGAACCATGGCATTTATGTTTAGGCATAAAATCATATCAGGTCATCAAGATCCATTGAGTGATGATATGAGAATAGTACACGAGAGATACAAAGACGAGGGAAGAATTATTTCAGTTGTTCCACCCCATGATTCAAATGGGGATATGGTATGCGAAGTTCATTTTGATTCGGAAGGTTCGTTTGAATCATATCAAGTTGAAATTTTAGATGCCAATGATGTTGTTACGACAAGCAACATTATTGAACTAGAAAAGTTGACATATTAATGTACTATAAAGAAGTCGACTTTTTACCGGAAGTTCCTTCTTTATTTGATTTATCTTTGAAAGAAATACAAGAGTTTGAAAATGTATTTCCACACAAAGATTATGACCACACTTTTGCTAGTTATGTTGCACCCCAAGAACTCGCTGATTATATTCAAGAATATTTTGACTATCCAGTCCTAACAAGATATCAAGTTATCAGAGACAAAGTTCCAGTTCATACCGATCTTGGTATCGTAGGAGTGAAATATAACTATGTGTTTGAATCAGGAGGAAATAATGTACGAACTAGATTTTGGGATATGGGTCAGATAGTCGAGTCTGTTTGCGTACAAGAAAAAGTTTGGCACTCACTTCAGATTGACGTTCCTCATGATGTCACGAAAGTAGACAATGCTAGAATATCTCTGACGGTTCGTCATGAATAATATTTTTTTCTTCAATCCATTTACGATCATCAGTATTAGATAATCCAAATGTAATGCGATGAAGAACTCTCTTTGAAAGAGTTTCATCATCATTCTGATCGCGTTTGTGCAAACTTAGCAACTGATCACTTAAAACAATATCCCCGACTTCGTACATATGAGTGTACATATATTTTTCTTGGAATATGTGATCGTATAGATCATCATATAGTTTGGTATCGTTTGTAATAATTTTGCAGTCGTTATTGGTGTAGAAATATACACCTTTATATCCAGCAATATTTTCCTGAATCAACCACATCTTATACTTCGTACGACCTCGGAACTTCCCAGGAACATGTTGAGTAATCATGTTGACGGTTTCTTCATCACCTGCCCAGTTTTCTGGTGAATATTGGTATTCGGCATACACCCCTTCACACCTATCAATGAGTTCTTGTGGCATCTCATTATATGCTTTGTTAGTGTTTACCCAACTTGTTGAAGTGTTTTCACAGTCTCTATAACCTTGTAACGCAACACCGTCTGCACGTGTTGGACCATTTAGATTAGCATGCCAGTCTAGTTTACCGCTCCCGAATATACCAGACATTTTACCATTTACTTTTTCTCCAGTCACCCTTTGAACTGGATAGGTATCCCAGTCACCCCATTCTTCTGGACTTACGAACTTATCGAATGAATGTTTATCTTCACCTGTTATGGGATCAAATGCCATATGTGGCCAGTTTGCTATCGGACCAATCTTACTGACGAAATTAGTAAAATGCCCAGTAGATTTCGTTTGGTTTTTTAAAACAACGATAACCTTTTCTTTAAGTATGTCAGCGATATCTTGACCATTTGTATCACGAATATCAATATCTAAGAAGTGTGCGTTCATTTTGCGAACAAAGTCCTTATAATCAAATAATCAAAATCAAACTCCCACCAATTTTTTCTTAAATTGAATGTCGGTGAGTTTGATTTCCAGTGGTGGTTATTATGCAATCCAGCACCAAGAAACAATAATCTTAGTATTGGTTGGTTCTTACTTTCATCTTTAGTTTCATACGATCTGTAACCAAACCTGTGTTCTATGGTATTGGTGATGCCATAAAGCAACCATAAACTTATTGATGCCATAGAAAATAATATAATCAGAGGAAGCATAGTTCCTACCGCATATGATATTGCGGATAATAAAAGTATCCATGCTATATTAATTTTGAAATAATGTTTGTGGGTAAATCTTTGGTGTGAATCCCTAAGCAGATCTCTGGTTATTTTGTGATCGTAATTTTTTGTGCTAGGTATGCCAAAGAATGGTTTTACCCAACCGCCAAAATATGGACTATGCGGATCATCTTCTGTATCAGCGTCTTTATGATGCAGTCTATGCATCGTCGCCCATGATAAACAACTTCCGACTCCTGCTACCGTACCCAACCACAACAAAACACGTTCTTTGAACTTCGTAGTTTCGTACGACTTATGTGAGAAATACCTATGGAATCCTGCTTCAGAACCTACACGAGCGAACGTGAGTCCAGCATAAAATACTGCTATAAACTCGAGAACACTGACATGTTCAAGATAACACCATGCTATCACAGACAGCACGCTAAACAAATACATTAATCTTAAATGAAAAACATATTCATTGTTAAATATTTTTATAATCCAGTTCGTACCAGTGTTGGTCAACACCTCTGTACTCCTTTATTCCTTTATATTTCCATTTACCTCTAGTGGGTTGAAACTCACTAGGAATACCAGAGGATATCAATCTATCCCATGCCTTTGCTAATCTTTTATGCTTTTTATCATAGTCATGTACAGTTAAATATATTTTATCTGTAATGGCATTTTCCATAAAAATAGGCACATAGTCTATTTGAGCGATTCCTCTATATTTATTACGATATTCTTTTAATGTGTAAAGATAACATAAAACTTTTCCATCTTCTCTACACCCACATATTGATATTGGTTTACCATCCACGGTAGCAATTAATAGATACCATAAATTTTTACTAGAAAGATCTTCAAACCAAAGTCTCGGATGATCATTACATTCATCCAATATTCGTAACACTATTTCTTCAGTCAATATATCTTCTGGTTGACATCTGTGAATAGTCACATCATCATAATAGTTGCTTGACCAATTTACCTTCATTTATCAACCTATCGTTATTCATCTGTGCCATAATGATCACACGTTCTTGATCGGTTGGATTCCAACCAGCATGTTCCTTTACAATATTCCAAAAGTACATCGATCCACGTTTAAGTCTATATTCATTTTCTTTGTACTTTATATGGGCATCACAGTTCATTGGTATAACTAATCTAAATCCATGATTCTGAAACTGTTTATGATCGGAGTGAAACTTAGTAACCCATCCTGGTTTTGCTAGAGTAAAATGTTTTCGAAATGTCTTAACAGGTAAACTATCTAAAACGCTCTTTGTATATTCACCTGCTCTCTGAAACCCATACCCACCATAATTATCCTGTTTAAATCCAAGTTCTTCAAAATTTTCCATCACTTTCTTTGCATCAAGTTTAAATTTCTTACTCATGCTGAGATAATAATGGTCTTTACTTGGTTTTCTCATATTCAAATATTCTTGATATAACCTATCGGCATCAACCTCTATACCAAGGTCAACCACATCAGGATATTCTGATAATGTGACTGTCGTTTCCTCGAAGTCATAATCACCGAGAGGAAATATTCCATAATCAGAAGTAGATTGCATATTCGCCATATTTTTCTACACTTCTTGATATTAGTTCTTTATGCTTTGCCTCGTCTATAATACCAAAACAACTCACAATGTATTTTTCTTGCTGAGGCATTGTCGCTCCATGCAATATATCATGTTCATTTATAGCAAAGCAATTAGTTGTGTTTGGTAATTCTATGTGTATTCTTTTGCCATTTATTTTTACATAGAAACTTTTTTCTAAAATATTATTTAGAAGAATTTTAAAACCATTTGGTTCAGGTTGCTTACGAAGTATCGGAGTGTCTTTATGAGCGACTATGTTTGCTTTTTGATTTAATACCTGAGCATGAGTAACCTCTCCTGGATAGTATTCTAAGATTGGTTTCATTTCCGGAATGTTCCAATGCACTTCTCCAGAGTCATATCTATTTTCATATGCTTTATAAAATGCAGACTGATTCCAATCAGTAGTTTTCCCGCAAACTGGCAAACAATCCCAAGCATCTGGATAAAGATGATGGGGATAGAAGTTATATTTTTCTATAATTGATTCTAAATTAAATTTTGGAATATCAAGTGGTATGTATGCTATATTCTTCATCAATATGCTCGCTATATTTTTTGATCAAATCATCCCAGTCGTTTTCCCTTGACCAATATTTTGCCATGACTCTCCACTCATCTCTATCATGATCAACTTCTACTTTATGCCACTCGTCCCCTTTAAATAAACATGCTCTATCGGTTATGTGCATAGTCTCGACTTCTTTATATGATGACCTCAAATGTTCACTGTTCGTTTGTCCAGATATAATGTGAGATCCTGCTCTTTCTTCGTGTTGACTATATTCCTCACCAATAGGTTCTACCCACACTGTTCTAGTTTCCTTTGTACAGTTGTAGACTGGTACATTTAGATTTGCCCAAGCTTCGGTCGGATCTTTATGCACTTCAAAATGATTTACTTCGGGGTCTGAACCATTAAATCTAAAAAATACAACTGAATGTTCTCTAGGATTATATAAGGGCAAGTCATCTAACCAAGGAAATTTTTCAATGTAATACTCACGCATGTGCGTAGGAGTAATAATATATTTCATGTGTAGTTCTTTGTATTGACCAGTTTCTATTGCATGATCATACAGTTCTCTGGTTCTAGATATCCACAAATCAGAAAACTCTTCACTGAGAAATTTATAATAAATGCTCACCTAAAACCTCTTGCATATATTCATACTGTAAATTTGGAACCCATAGTTTTGCTAATACACGTGTTTCATCTCTGTTGTGCTTTGTGCGTGCTTTATGCCAAACATCGCTTTTGAATATAATTGCTCTGTCGTTGAATGAATAACTTTCGATTTCATTATAGTCACAACCAAGCATTTCGACATTATCATCATACCCCTTAGATCCATCTGCCCGATATGTATTTTCATTTTCTATGGGATTCAACCAAGTGGTGACTGTATCACTATCACAACCATATAATGGCATAGTTATAGACCAAACAACATTATCTGGATCTTTGTGCGCCATTATATGGTTGTAGTCTTTACCACTATTTTTAAAAAATATAATTAAATTTTCATCTATATTCCATGTAGGAACTTCAGTGAGCCATGGAAAGTCTTTTAGATAATCGGATTTTATTCTATCTGGGTGAAGAACATACTTCCAATAAGCATGATGGGCGTTTTGAGAAGCATGTACTTTATCATATAACGAACGGAATCTTGGCAACCATAAACTTGAAAACTCATCGCTGAGTTCTTGGTAAAACTTAGGCATTCAATATCTCTTGACTATCTACTGAAATAATTAAATGTACACGTTCTTCATCACCATCATTTTTTGCCCAATGTTTAACGCCAGGATTAATAAACCAAACACTTCCATCTGCTGGAAAGTGGGTCTCTTCTCTACCGTTTTGACCGATACCACCAAACACTGCGTTTTCATTCGTGATGATCGGTATATGTAAACGGATCCCATACTCAGTATTATAATCTATGTGTTCTTTTATTTCAGACTTCGGTGCTAATTTAGCAAATCTTGTTCTATGGACGATATCTTTGCCTATCGTATCAAGGACATAGTTAAAATAATCTGGTGTATCTTTTACTCTTTTTCGAAACCATCTTTCATCTGCTTTAGCATCTCTTTTAGCGACTGTAGAGTCCCATCTAGTTCCTGACTTTTCAGTTCTTTTGTCTAAACTAAAATCTTCATCCCATTCAACCAATGATAGTTGTTGGTAACTAGCTTGTTCCCATTCTATATCACAAACACAATCTACATCTTTAAGTTCTTCTTCTTTGAAAAACATCTTCGGGAGTCTTGTGTATGTTTCACATAAACTAGCATATTCATTACCCAAACCATCCCAAGTTTTAGTATTAGAGAACTCTTCATATGCTGATGCTAGTTCAATTGGATCGAACTTAAATTGTTCTAATCGTTTGAAGACTGGCAGTTCAGTTCTTTTTTTCCAAATACTCATCTAATTCCTGTAAACTTTCTAACACTATACCGTATTTAAAAGCATAATATAACTTCCAGAACGGTACTGGATTCGCATTTACCCAAACTTTAAGCAAACCATTTCTCTATCAAATAACCGCATATATCATATTTATGCAATCTTATTTTGTTTGGATTATCATGGTGTGTTTCGTGGAATCCATCACCCCAAGTAAGTAAACCGTGAATGATACTATTATGTGGTTTGTTATTCCTGTGGTTGATAGATAAAACCGATGTTCCTAATAATATGAGAACTGCTGCTGGAAACAACCATGCATATACCAATGCAAATGGGTCAGCAAAAAATAGCAAAGTAGCATAAATTAAATTAAGAACAAAATAAAACTTTCGTTGAAACAATAAAAATTTATCTCTAAGTAATCTTCCTGCATACTTTATATCCACTTTAGCAAACATGGTAAGAAAGTGAACTCTGAACACACCTAAATGATCTGGACTATGTGGGTCTTTTTCAGTATCAGCGAACCTATGGTGTGCTTTATGAATAGCAACCCAATCTATAGCAGGTCCAGTCAAACCTATAGTCGCACACAAAGTAATAAATCTTTCAAACCAGATAGGACATTCAAACGATCTGTGCGTCAGCAATCTATGGTATCCCATAATCATACCAAGACATCCGTTCATGAAATACATGAAGAAAGCGATTAAATAGTGATACCAATCAGCATACATTATCATTGGTATAATAGAAACGTATGCTGCTATTTGTAATAGAAATATTCCAACTGCGTACATTGCAACTCCAAAAATTAATGGCACTTCTGTTGCTAGGTAGTACCCACCCCGAGTAACTATGCTGCTAGAGCATAATCCCCATATGCATTGTTATCGTTTGCATTTAACGTCTTGTGCGATTTACGGTCGTCACCTACCGTGTTCTCCACTTACCTATTCAGCACCTGTCGATCCTATTTCGCCCCCATCATAATGAGATCAATTTCTTCTTGGGAAAGAGATCTTCCCTTGTTTGCAGCACCAGTTTTTTGTCCATAAGCAAAATGTTTTGTACGAACAACATTAGAACTTCCTAATCTTTTTTGTTCTTTTTTATTTATTTTGTTTATTTTTTTTCTAGTTTTTGCTTTCATTTCAATCTCATTATGGTGGAGGCGGGGGGTATCGCACCCCCGTCCAGTTTACCTTTCGATTTGCTTCATCGAACAATACTATTTAGGGTTTTGCCGCATCTAATCCGTCGACATATTCCATCATAGTTGCAAGAGCACCATCATCTAGATCACCAAATGGTTTGAAGTGACCTGTCTTGATATGATGTGCAATATGCTCTGCATGTGCAGCAAGATCTTCTGACATATTTGTCATTGGTGCCATATCAACCATTCCTGTGTCCATACCACCCCAAGTATTGGTTTCAGTCCATGTACCGTCCATTGCTGCTTGTACACGTGCGATATAATATGGACCCCACTCATCAAGGATAGCAGTCAATTGAGTATCAGGTGCAAACTGAATCATATCTGATGCTTGACCGAAACCTTTAATACCATTAGCAGATGCTGCTGCCAAAGGTGAAGGAGAATCTGTATGCTGAGTAATAATATCAGCACCACCTGCCATCAAAACCTTTGCGGCATCTGCTTCTTTACCTGGATCATACCATGTATTTACCCATACAACGTCAATATCAAAATCTGGATTTACAGAGATTGCACCGAGATAAAAAGCATTGATACCACGAATCACTTCCGGAATCGGGAATGATGCAATATAACCAGCTTTGCCTGCCTTTGACATATGACCAGCAATTACACCTTGTACATAACGACCCTCATAAAAACGTGAGGAATATACAGAAAGGTTTGGTGCTGTTTTATAACCTGTCGCATGTTCAAAGAGGATATTAGGATTCTCTTTGGCAACCTTTACTGTTTGTTCCATATAACCAAAAGAAGTAGTGAAGATCATGTCCGCACCTTCTGCAATCATACCACGCATTACACGTTCGGCATCAGGTCCTTCTGGTACTGATTCAACAAATACAGTTTCAACCGCATCACCAAAGTGTTCTTCAACTTGCTGACGACCTTTGTCGTGCATATATGTCCAACCATGATCGCCGACTGGTCCAACATATACGAAACCAACCTTAAACGGATCTGCCTGAGCAACCGTTGCCCATGCCATTGTCATTACTGCTGCTGCAGCAATTAAATATTTTCTCATAAATTTGTCTCCTATGAATTTAAAAGATTATTTATATTATAAACTAAATCGGCATAAAAGTAAACCATTTTTTTATAAATACTATCGAGAGTGATTTATATTTTCCCCTTGACATATATCTAACCCTTATTCAAAGGTAGATCGAGATGGTAGTCGCAGAAGTGCTGACAGGTATAGCACTTGTCAAACAAGCAACGGACTTTATAAAGAGTAACATTGATACAGTAAAAGATATTAGTGAGATTGGTGATACAATCGAAGACCTCTTCAAAGGTGAAGAAGAGTGCCAAAAAGCACGTGCCAAAAAAGCAGGTGTCGGTGGAGTTGGTGATCAACTTGGTATCAAGTCAGTTGCCCAAGAAATTATTGATGCTAAACTAGCACAAGAACAAATGCAAAAGATGAGAACAATGATAGACCACCGTTTCGGTGTAGGAACGTGGCAGTCTATCGTTGATCTAAGAGCGAAACGTATTCAAGAAGCAAGAGAAGAAGCATTACGGATTAGAAAAGAAAAAGCAAAGAAGTCAAAAGAACTACAAGATGCATTACTTCAAGCACTCATTTTTATAGTCATTGTTGGCACAATGATTGGTGCGTTTACTTATGTGTTGATTACATAATGCTTTTATTTTGGTCTGTCATTGCATGGATAGTTATAATGATTATTATACTATTCCATAATGTGTATATGGCAGACCAATGTAATTACAGAGTTCCTACTCGTTGGGACGAGATGAATCGTGGACGGATAAGGCGATAAGACCATAGTGTAAGACTTTTAACAAATCTTTTCTGGCATCCTCATGGGTGCCTTTTTTGCCATATCGCTGTGCATATTTCAAAACATTACCAATACAGAAACCCATACCATGACCACCGTCAACGATAAATTCAGTTGCTTGAAATTTATCTTTGGAATAGTGTGCATCATAAGTAGAGTCAATGTATTTTTTAAACTCATCAATTAACTTTTCTTCGTTGAACTTATAATCGATCTTAGAATCGAAGTAGTCACTTGGTGTCAATTTCATTGCATCTAACCCTAAATGTTCACGGACTGTTTTTCTGTCAATTTTTTCTTTACTTTTATTTTTCATCATAAAAACTTTCTAAATTATTTGAAGGAACATATCTATCGTTCGGTTTATCGTATCTACCTTTTCTTTGGCGATACTCCCCATCCACTTCTACATATCCGTCATAGCAAGTAACGCACATAGATCTAAGTGTTCCTTTTTTATCTTTTGATGCCGATGCTTTACCTTCACCGTGTTGATAAAATTCAGTGATTGGTAAAACTTTATCGCAACAAGGACATCTTTTCACATTCAAAGTTTCTTTACCATAAACAGTATTCACTTTTCTCGGTTCATTATTAATTCTAATCGGTGCAGCAGTTAGATTTTCTCTCATTTCACTTTTCCCATCTATAAAAGATATGTTCGTCAATTACTATAGTTTGTGTTTTCGATGATGCCCATTCAGGGTTTACATAGTCGGCATGATAATGAGTTGCACCAACGGTAAAATCATCAAAATGTCCATTATAGATTTTAAAAGCGATGGTCCGAGCAAACTCATAAACGTCAAGATCATAAGCAGGAATGTCATCAGACTTACCATCACAATACCAACTGAACTGGCAACGATGCCTAACAGGGATAAGAGTGTCAGTGTTTTTCCACGATGGTTTAGTAGGTCCTTGCTGAACAACCTCACAGTATGAATGAGGAAAGCGATCATCGTTAACACGATTGCGAGTTGTAAGAGCGACACCGATCATTCCCTTCACTTCTTGGTTTCTTGCCTCCCAATAGATATTATCTGCAAGGCATTTTTGTTCACTGAATGAAGTATGGTATGTAGCAGCAATTGCTTCTTTACCCAATGCAGATTTACCAGTGACTAAACCACCGATAAATGCTACTGCCATAATTGGTGCGAGATACTTTAACATTATTTCACTTCTTCTGACAATTTCATTACACATATTATATCATACTTTTGCAAGGAAGTAAAGACTTTTTTTTGTTTTATTTAAACTTTTTTTCGTATGCCTTTTCGAATCCATCTTCATACCGATATGCTTCTTCGTTATACCAAAGTCTTTTTGTATAACTATTATAGCAGTCAAACACAGTTTCTTCGGTCACAGTATCGAAAGATCCTTTGACCATCCAAAAAACTCTATGTGCTTCTTTATGACTTGGCAATGAACTTCTCTGCCAGTGGGAATATTTCGGTGATAGCTTTAGCACATGCTATCGCAATATCTTGACATTCTTTCTGAGTTCCGTTGCCAGAACGAAGTTCAATGAAATGAATCCATGAACGAATAGTTCCATTCATGTACATACGACTTGTTATCAATCCTTCTGGCAATACTGCTCGAGCTTGTTCCTTTGCGATACCTTGTTTGATTGCCCAATTATATGTTTCAATTGATTTATCAATGACTTCTTGCTGCTTTGAAATCCAGTCGTGGTGAAGTTCTGATTCACTATCAAGTTCAATTGAATTTTGTCTGTTCTTAGTATCTTGTAAACGTGCATCTCTTGTAACAAACCCTAGATCTTCTGTAGGGTCTGCATATCGTTGACTAAACTCCTGAAACGAAAACGAACGATGCCTTAGTATTTGCCGAGCAATATCACGAGTCGTTTCTATTTCTATGCAAGCAGACACCATCTCGAAAGGCGACCAGTGCTGGTGCTTTGCGAGATAGGATAATAAACGTTCGGACGTTTTTTCGTTATTTTGGTTCGAGGGGTTCGAGACACGGGCGCAATACGCAATGAGTTCTTGGATATCTTTACCGACATGTAGATTCTCCGCTGTTTGACTGTAACTAATTAATCTTGCTTTCAAGTGAATAACTCCATCACTAATACATATAAACCATAACCATATGCCGACCACAATACAATAAAACCTACAATGCTTGTATCGTCATACCCATATTCATCTTTAAGACCTAGACGTTTCAATATTTTATTCATATCAAATCACTCCACTTTTCAAGTTTCTTTTCCTTTTCTGCTGCAGCATTTTCTACTTCAGACCAAGAAACAAAATCATATTTTTGAATTAAACCAATCATACAATATACATCACCAAGTTCTTGTAAAAGTTTTTCCCTATACTCATCATCAAGTGTGCCACGTCTTAGAATTTTACTACAAACCTGTTGAAGTTCTGCACATTCTTCCATAGTGATGACCATTAGTTGCTGACGAGCATCAAGTTCTTTCATCATGGTATATATCCCAAACAATAATTTTCTGCGGCATCTTCTGCATATCTAGCACTATGCACTACTCTGCCACCATCTTCATGATTAGAAACCATTTCTCTAGAAGAAATTTTACTACCACCTTCCCAATATTCAACAAAGAACAATTCTTTTTTGGTATCGAAATAAACGATTGCTTCTCTTCCTTGATATTCTAGTTCACCCCAGTGGTGGGATATTTCTTTTATAGACATCTCTTAACCTTCTGCCTCATCTTCCCATTCTTCAAATAAATCTTCTTCCATATGGTAACGAAGAACGGTCTTAATTGAATTTCTTACCATATAGAATTTATCAAGACTTATGTTCGTTTCACCTGCACGATTCATAGCAGAAATCATTTTGATATCATCGTTAATATCTAACCAATCTTCTTGTAATTTCGTTATGATAATATCGTGCGCATATTCATCTGAAATCTGTATAAACATTATGTCACCGTAAAATCTTTAAACTTCGACATTTTTTCTTGCATTTCAGATTTGTCAAACACAGGTGTATCATCAGTTAATGTTTGTTCATTTTCATCAACATCAAACAGTCGCATCTTAGCACGATCAACGCCAACAACAAATCGTTTATCACGAGTCGGATCATTGTACCTGTTTTTCAACTGTTTAACCATAATTTGCCCTATCTTCTCCAGTTCCTCAGTCGATATAAGAGCGAACATGAGATCCGCTGTAGCTGGCAAACCAAAAGACTCAGACGTATCTTCCAAACCAACATCACTATTTCCATAGCCTGACCTAGTAGTTTGGGTGGCGGAAAATACAGGGACATCGAACTCAACCGCGAGACCGCGAAGTTCTTCTGCAATCGCCTTAATGTAGTTGTAAGAATTGATAGCACCACCCATTCCTTTCATTCTTGAACTTGAACAAATATTTAGGTAATCAATAAAGATGATATCTGGTTCAAATTGACGTTTCAGTTTCAGTTCGTTGAGTAACGCACGGAAGTGACCTGCATGAGCAGAACCAGTAGGATATTCTTTAACAATCAATTTACCTGTAGTCTTACGAGCGATATCTTCAACTTTAGTACGATACATATCCTTAGACATATTTGGTAATTGGTCTATGGGAACATTTAATAGATTCGCATCTATGCGTTCCGCAATGCGTTCCTCAGCCATTTCCATGGTGATATAAAGAACGTTCTTACCATCCACCAAAGCACCTGAAGCAACGTGACACATAAATAAAGACTTACCAACCCCAGTACCAGCAAGGGCAATATTAAGGGTTTTATTAGGTATTCCTCCCTTCGTGATCTTGTTAAAGTATTCAAGATCGAAAGGTATTCTGGACTCCTCTTTATGGTAGAATTCGTATCGGTCTTCGAAGTTGTCGATGTAGTCATGTCCGACATTAGTATCAAATGCAACACCCAATGCTTTAGATAAAAGATCAGGCAATGCTCCCTTAGTTAGTGATTCATGTTTACCGTCAATAATCGAGATTGATTCCATAATCGCATTATGGATTGCTCTATCCTGACACCACTTTTCTGTACTATCAACCAACCATTTATCGTCAATCGTTTCAATCGCGAATAACTGTGGAACAATATCCATAGCAACGCGAAACTGATCGTCCGACATATTTGTCGTTTCTTGCAGTTCAATAGTAAGTGTTTCAGAAGTAGGAAGGCGATTATACTTTGCAACATACTTCGCTGCTTCTTTGAACAGTGATTTATAAACACCTTGAAAATAATCTGCCTTTATGAAGGGAAGAACCTTCCGCATAAAATTTTCATCTGTTAGGATATTTCTTAGTATTGTTTGTTCTATATTTGCTTGCATTTAATTATTATATCATATCCTATTGTAAAAGTAAAGTGATTATTCGCGTTCTTGCATTTCAAGTTCATCTGCTTCGATCGCTTTAGTTATGATATGCTCTAGGAGTTTACCTGCAAAAATTTGCAGTTCTTCATCTTCGGTAGATAACTCAAGATCAGGTGATTCTACAATATCAAAATTAAACGATAGGGTGTCAGATCCATCCTCGTTGAAACTAATCGCACCATACTGTAAGGTGGTTTCGTTATACATTCCTTCGAGGATACGAACACCCCAAGCCTGTTCGTGAACAGGATTAGGGACTAATTCGTACGTTACATTTTCCTCATGCTGCATCGTTATCTACATCTTCTAATGCATTAGAAAGATTACCACCGATAGCAAATTTACCTTTTACAAACTCTTTAAAGTCAGTTTCTTCTAGGATTGGTTTCCAGAACTCTTCGGTGAGAGTTTCTTTTTCTCTGACTTTGGGGTCCACCATTTCTCCAGTGCTACGATCGACACGACAATACCAACCATTGCTAGGTTTCGCCACGTACTGTCCATCAAGTGCCACGGAGAGCAAACCAGAATAATGCTGCACACCACCATCCCAAGAAACGGAAATAGGAATCTTAGTTTTTTCTTTAACATAACGAGACTTCTCCACGTTGATTACAAAATGATATCCCTTGATTTCTGTGCCAACCTTATCTTGTTGACGACCAAGGATCCAAATGTTATCTGCACTGTAATAGATACCTGTACCACCCGATACAATCGCTTTAGGGAATAAACCGATTTCCATATAAGTATGATTCACCGCAAGCAGTGGAATGTTTTTCATAGCAAGATAAGGTGTGGTCATACGGAACAAACCTTTTAATGCTTTAGCACGACTCATATCTGCAACTGACTTTTCGTTGATAGCATCCTCAAGTTCTTTCTTAGATGCTAAGTTACCGACAGAGTCAATAACAACGATAACTTTATCATCACGATCTAAACCCTCAAGTTGCCCGATCAGGTCAAACTTGAGTTCTTCTACATTCGTAATTGGTGTATGCAACACTCGTGATGTATCAATATTATATTGTTCAAAGTATGCTTGAGGCGAACCAAACTCTGAATCATAAAATAACATAACAGCATCTTTATATTTTTCGAGATATGCTGCTGCCATAATCAAAGCGAAACTCGTTTTGAAGTGCTTAGATGGACCTGCTAGTACTGTAAGTCCTGGAGTAAGTCCTCCGTCAATATCACCTGATAAGGCAACATTCATCATAGGAACGCTGGTAGTCACCATGTCCTTTTCATTGAAAAACTTAGAGTCAGACAAGACTTCAGTTGCCTTGACTTTACTATTGCTTTTCAGTTTATCCATAATACTCATTATTTAATCTTCCTTTACCTTATATGCCATATCTTCTTCTAATTGTTTTACTCTAGTCAACAGTTCATCAACCTGTTTCTGTAATGAATACTCTGTGACAATGCGTGGTGATTCTTTTGCAAACTGTTCTTTAATCCAAACTGATGTCTTTGACATTTTTATTCTCCCTGTCGGAAACTCTTTTCCTGAGATCACTTGAAGAGAATCTGTGATCTCTCTTGTTGTAATAAATTTCTATCCCTCGCTTTGAGCAAATAGCACGACCTGTAAATGTTTTCTTTTTATATTCTTCTCCTATTATCCTGACATCTATATCATACATATTCAAGATATCTTCAAGATCCTTTTCTGTAGCATAGGGAATTACCTCATCAACATATCTGATTGCTGATAATTGAATAAACCTTTCTACGATTGTTTGAACAGGTGGGTTTTTGTCTGCACGATCTAAAGAAGGGTCTATTTGTAAAGCACAAATAAGATACTCACATTGATCTTTTGCTTCTCGAAGCATTTGTACATGACCAGCGTGTAGCAGGTCAAATGTAGATGCAGTGATTCCTGTTTTCATAATTACTTATATCCAATCTATCCAAAAAACTCTTCAAGATCTGAAGTAACTTTTTCTTTAAAAGATTTTTTCCAAGCAACTCGAACTTCGGTACGAGTAGAAGAACCTTCTTCGGCAACCCACGATGGATTTTCTTTTTCATATTGTTTTACAAACTGAGGGAACAATTTTATAAGTTCTTTCTGAGACTCATCCTGATTAGCATTCCTTCTATGTACAGAGTTGCCACCCTTCGCTCCATGCTTATGGTCAAACACCCAATCATGTAACACAAGATTCTTATAACCTTTAGTGAACATAGCAAGTAAGGCATAGAAATCTTCAAGGATAGTAGCAGTTGGATTGATTTCTTCTAGACCAGTAAACCGTACATCTGCTTCTCTGAACATACCTCTGTTCAAACCATAGCAGGAATATGATCGAGTGATCTCGGAGCGACTTTCTTTATGTAAAGTGTTGCTGCTTTTAGGTGATGGACCAACCCAAAAGTAATCATCAAGTTCACGTTCGATCTCTTCGAACATTTGCTCATATTCTTCTGGTTGTGATAGGCGAACATGCTTGATTTTACCTTCAACATAGTTTCGCTTCCAGAATATACATTGGTCGTCTATCACTAAAACCTTTTCATCAAACTCTAAACATGCTTGACGAACCTTCGGAATCTGTAGTTCACCTTCGAACTCATGTACAGTCATTCCAGGGTTTTTTTCTTGTAACAATTTACCACGACCACTATGCGTGCAAACAATAATCTTTTTACGAATAGACTCTGGCATTTCGTAATAACACTTTTGCATTTCTTCACGTTTATATGTCGGAATTAATATCTTCATTGTCATTCCTTATTATACTATATTTTATCAATTAAGTAAAGTCTTAATTTTGTCAACATTGAGTGCTTTGTCGTCGACATAAACATCGGCATATGGTTTACCAAATATTATATCATCGTATGGTACGTTATGTTTCTTCAACCAATCCACTGTAACCTTACCAACGTCTTTATAAATTTTATCTAGATCACCATTATGAGTTAACATACGTCTAGCAGTATAGATTATTATGGTGTTCCCAACCTTTAGTTTATTTATCGCACTGATGACTTCTTCATTAGGAGTTGCCAAAGCATACTTTTCATGAGTAGTTTCTGCATCATGGTTAGGAAAGCAGATTGTGTCATCTAAGTCAAAGCAATATATCATCGCACCAATCTTTATATAATTTTTGATTCTTTATATTATCTGAGTGTAAAGGTATAAGACTGCACATCAGACTAATAGTGAGAACATCTATAGTTTCTACGAACTCTCCATAGTGTTCATGTAACCAATGTCTCCACTGATCCTCGTATTTTTTCTGGTGGTTCTTGTAGACATAATCATCAACATACAAACCGCCATCGATAAAATCATATGGAGTCGTAAATGTTTGATTGAGTTTTGCTAGGTCATACAGGAAAGAACCGTACAAGTCACCCTTTGGGTCAATCAGTTTAATTTCGTTTGTTCTTTCGTTATAGAATATGTTACTGGCAACCATATCTCCGTGCATGATCGAGGTGTTCTGGTTAATAATCTTTTCATGATCATCAAGCATACCACAAACCTTTTGAATCTTATCGTAATCAAATATGACTTTCATACGATCATGCGTTTTAGTTTTGACTTCTCTGAAGAAGTCGCCAGCACCTTTGTAATGTCGTTCTCGCTCGATGTAACCACGAACCTCACGCAGGAAGTCTGAGAAATTATCTAGTCCAAGAAATATCAAATAATCACGCAATGTAGGATTACCGACTGCTTCCATAGTATATGCAAACTGTGGTTCGTAACGGATACCAAACGTTCTTACAGTATATGGTTTGAGTATGGGTGGTATGTTTTGAAACCAAGCATATTCTTTATAGATCTTGTTCTTATCGCTTGAACTTTTGATCACAGTGTACTCGTCACTCATGATTTCATTGAAGTGGCGACAGGCAGGAACTTTTCGCTCGTTGATATATTCCTCAAGAGTACCAAAGTCACGAACAGAAAACTCATGAAGTTCTAGATCATCAATATCTTTTAACCAAAAAGAAAATTGAGTTTCTTCGTTGATAGGATTGTTAATGATATCGCCGATATGAAGGAAGTCCTCCTGCGAAACATAATACAAACCATTCAACGCCCACAGTTCTTCAACCGCAGGACGTTCTTTAGGTTTATCAAACAGTTCGATACCTGGAGCAACCAAGCACCACCGTTCCCAGTCATGTACTATTTGATAGGATAGAAAGTGTTTATCAAGTTTGACTTCATCTTCGATAATGATATCGGATAGAACGATAAGCACGTCATCACATTCACGACGACCCGACCAAACACTGGTAAGTGGACCTTCGTTCTTAGATTCGTCGGGAATGGTCAATGTAACCTTATCAAATGTAGGATACATACCGAGTATCTCTGAATACATATCGAGATATTTTCGTTTGACAACGATGGTGAACATGTCAACCTGATCATACAACTTCTCGATGTTATGCTGTATGATCGGTTTGCCATGGTATGGTAGCAAAGATTTCGGATATGCTTTACCTAGATCTTTGAATCTAGATGCTGCACCTGCACTTGGAATTATACAATTTATCATATCACTATTATATCATAATTCGAGTAGAAAGTAAACTTAAAAGAAGTCATCAAGTGAAGATACTTCTGCCTTTTTATTTCCTACAAGTCCATCTTCGTCGATCATACCTTTAGAGACTAGGAAATCATTCCACTCATCTTCTGCCCACATACCTTCGCTGATGCCGTTCCACTTAGTGCGTTGTAGTGGATGGTCAGGATTCAGTCGACGAGACTCAACATACTCATAGCGAGCAGTTTCGTACTCTTTTGATTTGAGTTCCTGCATACCGTCACGCATATATGACACCATAGAGATACGTTCCATATCTTCAATATCAAGACCAGCAGGTGGAATCAGTTCAGTGTTACCATGAATGATACCAGCATTATTTACTAGCAACGCATCTCCTGGACGTAGATTAACTGCTACACGATATTCTGGCAGTACAAACAAACCACCTTCCCAACCGATGTCACCTTTAGTAACGGTAGATAGATTAGAAAATCCTGGAACATAGTTAGCACCGTCACGATGCGCAGTTGTACGATAGTTTTTGTTTACAGTGATAGTAGAAAACGCAGTATCTTCTGCTACAATAAACCGTTTATCTAATGCTTCTGCAACTTTCTTTTGACGTGCATATCTCTCAGGAACCAGTTCAGCAAACATGCTGTTGAGTTTACGCATATATGGATAACACTTTTCAAACTTACCCATGTTCTGCTCGGTGTAATTAGTCGCACGACCAAATGGAATACGAGGATACCGATCATAGAACCCAGCGATACCAGAGTGGATTGCTGCTGTATATTTTGTATCTGTAATGAACTTCTTGATCTCTTTAATCTTTTCAACAGTAAGTTGATCATTCTGTAATAGATTTAAAAAGAAGTTGTCATACTCATATCCTGCCTGAGCAATCTTACCACGATGCCATAGTGACGCACGTTTGTCCCAGTGAAAATTAAGATCACCGTTTTTCTTTACATAGTCGTCCATAATATCTTGAGGTGTTTTACCTTCAAGATTATTACTTTGCAGAAGTTTCATAATATCTTCTTGCCAAGGGAAAACCCAATCACGATTGCCTTGCTTCTGTGTACCGATAGTTCCAGTAGACGTACCACGATTGTTTGATAAAGTGGCAGCACCGATCAAACCATCATAGGCACCATCCATCTCTTCTTTGGTAAACACGTTCTTGCGAAAGCGAAATCCAAGATTCTCTTCGCTATTGAACGCACCATCAACTGTAGAAACAGGTGGTGCATAAAAATCTGCATCACCATCTACAATCATATCAAAGTGAGTATCGTCTAGAAACTCATTGAGTAGATGCTCACAATCTACTTTGCGTGTTGCTGTGATGGTTCGGATACCATCAATCATTTCTTCATTAAACATGAAAATCCTCCATGAGTTATTATATCATACATTGTTATTTATGTAAAGTGAATTCTTTATCTTTTCCATATATTCTTGAACAATTTCAACTTTACGTTCATCAGTTTCCCTATGGTATCTTGGAGCACTGTATTTCAACTTATCACCAGAAACAATTATAGATTCCTTTGAAACACTAAGCATCTCTGCCACTTGATCAATCTCATATTCAGAATTTCTAAAATATATAGACAAGACTTGGTTCTGAGGAATTACTTCGATCGGAGACTTAGAGGCAGGGAATCCATCAAGTGTTATTTTTCTAATAGAGTTAATCCAAATAGAATTATTCGGGATATCTACCATACCAACAAGACGTTTTATCATTTCATTGGCAGATTCACGTTCTCGAACAATCTTTTGCTCAACTTCATTGCCTTCTAGTGGAACTCTAGGATAACCCATACGATTACAATAGGCATCCATCTCATCTAAAATATTATTCTCAGGATCTTCGAACCACTCAGTCTTATCACACCTTGAACCAGAATTAAAATTATGTACAACCCACTCTAGGTCATGCATAGACTGTTTGTCAGGACATTCCCAAGCAGCAATGTAACTATAACCAACTGGACCTTTGGTTCTATTCAACTGATATTCGCGTTGTTCTAAGTTAGTAGTGAAACCAACCTTCCTGTAAGGAAGTGCTGTGCTTTGCGACTTAAACAAATCGATATACTCACCAAAATAAACGTAAAACTTTTCCATCATATTATTCCTTATCTTCATACAAACATTTATGGCGCATTGTAGCACAACCATAACAATCACAATCTTCTTCATCATACCTATGAATCGGAGTAGTTTGAAACTCAGTCATAGTCATACCTAAGAATTTTATTTCTTCAGTTGTATCATAATCCATTATTAAAGTGCCTCTACAACTTGCTGCCATAATTTCTCAGCACCGTCATCATCGGCGAAACCTTCGTCAGCAGCAAAGTCCATAGAAGAACCACCCATAACGGTAGTCGCTAGACCCTTTTCTCTTACAAAAGAAACTAACTCAGAAACACTTTTGCTCCAGAAACGATCGTCATCACGTGCTGTAAGTGAAAGACCTCCGAAGTCTGCGTTCAAATACCAAACACCAGTTGTATCATTAATCTTTGTTGAATGAATAGTCATAATATTTTCCTCTCAATTAAAACTCTCTACCCTTATATTATATCATACTTTTCGATAATAGTAAAGGAAAAAATGAAATAAAAAGAAAAAAAGTTTACATATTTTTATAGACGTATTCAAGCGCTCGATCTGCCTCTTTATCCATAGGACGGTGGGCATACCAGTTACCAGTTTCCGAATCTAACTCACGACACATCTTAGATATCTCGGCAGCACTGATAGGATATTTTCTTTTGATAGCATTACCAGCAACTGATACCATAATTTGAAACATTTTATGGTACCAACCAGTGTTACTTATCGATCTGTATTCTGCTTCCAAATTGCGAGGGAAGAAGGGACAATCACGATAGGACGACCATTGAACATCAGTCTGGTCAAGTTTTTCTTTTCGATGTTTGATGACTTCTTTTTGAATTTCTTCGGGGAGTCTGTCAAAGAAGGAGTTGAGATTTGATTTTTCTGCATAAGCATGCTTTCTCATTAATTGATTAGGATCAATATAATCACCATCTCGATTAGAAAAAATAAAGTTATGAGCGACAGCATACCTCGCAGGGATGTAATACATTCTTGATAAGTCTTTAGTCTGCTTATCTGCGAGGTCGCCGAGTTCTGAGTTAAGAGCGAACCAGAAGTGCTTGATTTTGTCTCGTTCAACCGATGTCGTAAGTGGGAAGACAATTCTAAACTTTGCCTGACGTATCGTGCTGCTAGCTGTGCTATAGCAAACGAAATAATGACTACCGAAACGTTCAACCAAATCATCTTTTAGTTCCTTCTTGCAAATATAATCGTCAACGTCTACTGCTGCCCAACCTGCCCACTCGATGACATTAACATTTTTACGAGTAGTATCAGGAGTGTAAACAGCAGGAGACATTAACACTGCGTCTTTTTTAGACTCTAAGTTTTCATCTGATAATTTATATAGGAACTTTTCAAACGCAGGGAAATCAGGGAAATCCATACGTTTGTCAGTTTTATTATCAAATATGTTTTTAAAAATAGTTAGAGATATCATAATTATACATCACAAGTTCTTTGCGTTTCTTTTGCTCTTTTACATAGTCACCAACCGAACGCATAGTATATGTCAGATCAAATGCATCCATATTCCAACCATCGAAACGGTCTGTAACTTTATCATCTGCATTATAAGATATTAATTGACTACATGAAGATTTGTTACATCGTTCAGCAAATAAGTCATGATCAAACCCTTTATGCATATCACCTTTCCTACCATACAAACTATCTTTGATATCATACGGTGGGTCAAGATATACGAAGGTATCAGGACTATCATCAAGCAAATCAGAATAATCTAGATTAGTAATTTTCCAGTTCTTAATAATATCAGCATATTCTAATAAAGTATTTATGCTTCTTATGCTGAAATTACTTTGAGAAGAAGAAAGACTGAATCCTGACGATTGAGTCAGACCACTGAACGAGCATTTATTGATAACATAAAAACAAACTGCCTTTTCAAAGTCAGATATATCTGTGTTTATCTTTTCACGACATTCTAAGAATAGACTTTTAGCACTCTCGTCTGAGTTAGCACCAGATTTAAGATACATCACTTCATTATGTAAGTGTATAGAATCATCACGCAGATGCTTCCAAAAATTATACAGTTCCCAATATTTGTCATTTACCCAAACATTTAGGTTAGGGTATTTTTTAGATACAAAGAGTGCGACTGAACCGCCACCGAGAAAAGGTTCACGATAGTTACTATAGTTACCGACAATCGGAAAGTAACTATCCAGTTGTTTAGTTGCTCTAGACTTTCCACCTGGATATCTCAGTGGTGTTTTCAGTCGCTTCAATGAATCCATAATACACTCCAATCTTGAGCATATATTATATCACGTTTTCTGGAAAAAGTAAAGTGTTTTTTAAGTCTGGTTCAGAATAATTTGGACCTTTCAAAACTTTACCGTCTTCCCTATAGATAGGTTTGCCGTCCTCACCGAGTTTGCTCATATTGGATCGTTGTACCTCTGCGAAACATCTATCAAGGTCGATTCCGAACGCATGACCAGCACCATAAGTAACATACAAAATGTCAGTAAGAGCGTCAGCAACACTGACGAGGTCTTTATTTTCAATCGCATCCCACATCTCCTCTAGTTCTTCGGCGATTAACTCAAGTCTTAGTTTTTGAATTTCTTCGCTGGGAAAGTCAGGATCCTTTTTCACTTCCTGTCCGAACGTTTCCATAAAGTCTCCGACCATTTCAAAATTAGTTTTATCCAAAAAAATCCTCCAGTGTTGATTGTTCCTCGATTGACCAGTTCATAGCATCGAGGATTGGTTTAAGTGGTTCTACAAAAGTTTTATCAAACTGCTTTTCATAATCTACAAACTTATCTAGTGCCACTTCTTTAGGAATAACATCCGGAAAGGCGATGATATTTTCTTTGAGTGTGTTTGGCATTTTAAGATAGCAGAATTTGATTCTTGTACCATTTACAATGAGTTCATATTTATTATTTAATTTAAAATCTTTTATCGTTTTGTTATAGAGGAGCGACCCACGAACGTGAATAGGTGTACCCTTCTTGTAAATAGTTTTGCGATCACTCCAGTCAGTAATATTCGAGACAGACCTCGGAAATGCCACTGCTTCGGGTGGGAGTGATTTGAAATCCTGTTTGAATTTCTGTATGAAGTTCTGAGCATCCTTTTCGTTGCCCGATATGATGACCCTAAATATTTCTTTGAATTTATCTCGGACAACCTCTGGAGTGGAGGATTTGATCGCTTCAATACCCATGATCTTGAGTTTCGGTTCAGCATACTGCACACCTTCACTATTATGCACGTTCAGAATATATCGCTTTTTCGCAGTCCATATACCGCGATCCGCAATAACCTCACGACCCATTTCCATACGTGGTTTGTGACAATTAAATTTACTGTACAAATCTTTATATGAATTACCGATGATAGGTTCAAAGTGTTCCTGACATATCTTGTCAAGAAACTTCACAGGGTCTTTAGGATTGAGTTGTTTTACAAGGGGAGCGAAATTAACATAAAGAGAATCGGTATCAATAGCAATAACGTAATCTTTTCCATTGGTTTTTAATACCTCATTCATTGCTTTGTTCATGGCACGTTCTGCCCACTGGATAACCATCTGACCAGTAAGAGTTACACCCTCCGCAACCTGTAGATCAAAATATTTAAAATATTGGTTACCAAGTGCACCATACAAAGAGTTCATAAGAATCTTAATCGCCATCTGTTGGTTTTGTAGTCGATTAATTTCTTTCTCTAGTTCATACGTCTTTTCTTTTTCATATGCCTGTTCAGCAGCAAGCATCTGGTTCTTAGCAGACCGACGATCATCATAATATTCGATAATCAGATTAGGGATAACGCCATCTTTTTCTTTGCTGTATGTAGAACCGTTGGTCGCAACTGCCAAATCTTTTTGACGAGCAACAGGATGAATAGGATCGCTATCCGTACCGAAGAACTGTAGATAATGGTCTACACCACTGGTTGTAGTATTTTCCCTTTTCAAAGTTTCTGGGGACATATTCCACTGTACAATGATATTAGGATATAGACTATTTAAGTCAAACGAAACAACCCAATCATGAGAACCGACCATAGGTTCTTTAACATAACCACCAGCAAACTGTCCACCCTTTACAGAGTCAGACTTACCTGCAGGTGGAGCAATCTTATCACGATTTAGTTTACGATAGATGATAGATTCCCATATACCTGTTACACCGAAAGCATCCCTGTAGTTTACACCACCCTTATATGCCACGGTCATGATCAATGTAATCAAACCCATCTTATCTTCAATACGATCAACGAGTTGAACATCTTTCATGTTATAGTCGATATACTTTTGGAAGTCATCAACATAAAGGTTTTTGAGTGAACCACTTTCTTCATAGGAAAGTTTCTTTTCACCGAGCACGACATACGAGATATGATTCAGTGAATACGATTCCTGCTTACCATAAGCATATCCATATTTTTGAAACAGTTCAAGGTAGTCAAGAGTGGCAACACCCTGAATCTCATAGGTCATATCCTTTTTGTTCATACGTGTGACTTCACGATAGTCAATCATGCCCCAAGGACTGAACTTCTTTGCCTGATCTACACCAAGTATTTTAGCAACACGATTAACAAGATAGGGAATATCAAAGAAACGTACATTCCAACCTGTAACCACGTCAGGCATATATGCTTGCCAGATATCCAAGAACTTTAAGAGCAGTTGATACTCGTCATCAAACTTATAATATTTTACAGGTTGGATAAGTGCTTTCTCTACATCATAATCACCATAACCAAATACACGATACACACCATCAATATTATTTTTGATAGTGATAGCAGTAATTTTTTGATCTGC